CTAGAAAGTACTTCTGTCCATAATACTGGTCAGCTGTTCCATCACGAGGATGAAGAAGGAATCCTTTTCCATATCGTGTATAATGATAACCATGAAGCGAAATCTCAGTTTCAGTTTCGGTTACTGATGTAGAATTAGAATGATGCAGAGATGTGTCTTCAACTACACCACCATATGTTGTCTCAACATGACTTGTAATGATACTAATCTGAAATACCTTATCTACACCTGTGTCGATAAGGCGATGATATTCGTTAAGTACTTCCTGATAATTGAAGCTTGAATAAGTTTCTGATGTATAAAACTGATGATTATCATTGGTAAGACTAATTGTGTAATATGGAAGATGATTAATTGGAAGACTATCTAGAGATGAAACTGGCGTATGGAGTCCCTGACCAGATACGGAAAATGTCTGAGTGTTCTTTGATCGAGTGTTTGGCATTGTATTTGTTAGTGTTTATGTGTTTAGATGTTATGTAATTTTTATTAATTTCAATTTTAAAAACACCGTCTTAAAAAATCCTGAAAAATTAAAATTTACACAGTTATAGTCTAGATTTTCACTAGATTCTAGAGAATCATTGGAATTTTCTAGAATTATACTAGGAATATTTATATCATCAAAAATAAGAGGTCTTTTAAAAACATCTTTTTCTATAAAAGAATTAATAAATTTTATATTTTTTATGGTAATATTTTCTTTTCCTTTTAATATTTGGATAACTCTATTTATAGTCTTACCTAAAGCATATATGTCGGATTTATATATTTGACTAGTTTTTATGCATACATTTTTACTAGGATTGTTACCATAAAAAAAATGACTCCATCCATTTGAATTTCTAGACCAATCATTACATGGTATGTATGGGTCAATTTCACTAAATCCATTATTTATTATTTCTCTATTATTTGTATTAAATGGTATATATTCCATTGTGCCTCTAGGACCTCTTGTAATATATGTTGTAAATGGAAAAGCTTCAGCAAAACCAAAATCAATCAATTTAAATCTCTCAGAATCTAATACTATATTTTCGGGTTTTATATCAAAATGACAAATACCTAGTGTATGAATAAAATTAACAGCATCTATTAAATTTACTGCCATATTTCTTACCTTTTCATTAGTATTTTTTAAAAAATAATGATTAGAAAAATTAATAATATCAGTGCATATATCAAAAAGGTCTATTTCACCTGATTTAAATAGAATATATGTAAAATTAAAAGTTCCATGATAAATTTTAGGTTTTTCTATAGAATTTAAATCCTTTAAGTATTTCATAAATTTTTTAATTTTAGGTGGCATTTTATCATTTATTCGTATTTCATTAGATTCTATTAATGGAATTAAAAAATTATCTGCGTCTGGTCTTTTTGATAAACTTTTTAATACTAACATTTCACCATTATTGAATGGAGTTACTTTGCATAATGGTTTTTGGTTGTTATTTCCAGTAAATTTTTTATGCTTTTTATAGGGTAAAATTATAGCGTTTGTCCCATAGATAATGGAATCAACCATGATTAATTACTATTACTAATACACATTTTATTTATTTAAGTATTTAAAGTCATAGATACTAAAATCTTATATTTTAATGAATTTTCTTATTTTAGGTAGTGGTGCTAGAGAATACGCATTAGCTAAGCGTATATATAAAGACAAACAAAGAGGAGATACAATTTTTTGTGTAGGGTCTTTTGAAAATTATGGTATGACCTTAATGGGAATAAAAACTCTAATTACAGAAGATATAAATAAAATAGTAGAATTTTCTATTAAAAACAAAGTAGATATAGTGATACCAGGTGGAGAAAAATGGTTAATTAGTGATATTTACTATAAATTAATTTCAAGAGGAATTAAATTTTTTGGACCTAGTAAAATTGCAGCACTAATTGAAACCGATAAAATTTTTTTTAGAAAATTGCTTTCAACTAGTAATTTAAAAACATATAATCCTAAATTTTTTGAGATTAATTTTAATAATTATAATTTAGAAACTATACAACAAAAACTGTCTGATTTTCCAGTAATAAAACCAACTGGAATTCATGGAGGAAAGGGTGTTAAAATCTTTGGAGTTGATATTTCAGATATTAATGAAGCAATGAAATATATAAAATATTTCTTATCTAATAAAGAAAGCGTTTTACTTGAAGAACTATTAATAGGCGACGAATTTTCTTTTCAAAGTATGACATCAGGAGAAAGATTTTTACATAGTAATCCTATCATGGATTTTAAGAGACTAAATGAAGGAAATTTAGGTGAAAATACTGGAAGTATGGGATGTGTTTGCTATAATAATGGTCTTTTACCTGCATTAAATAAAGACGATATTGAAACAGTAAGGCATATAAATGAGAATGTTATTAGAGTAATGAATAACTACATTAGGTCTATGAATTTGGATAGAGAAAGATATTTGGGCTTTATTTATGGAAGTTATATAAAAACAAAAGATGGAATTAAAATTATTGAATTTAATGCTAGATTAGGTGATCCTGAAGCAATTCCTTTTTTACATTCATACAATGGGAACTTGAGAAATGCAATAGCATCCATTTTGGAAAATACTAGTATCAATATTGAGGGAACTTTTAATAAAATAAATATGACTGTTGTATATTTAGTTCCATTTGGATATCCAAGAAATGTATTTTCAAATGAGATTTTGGATTTAAGTAGGGTTAATTTAAATGACTTATATCTGTTTTATTACAGCAATATTACTATTTTAAATAATAGTAAGATGAAGTTTATAATGAATAAAAGTAGAGCAATTGCTATAGCATTAGAAGACCATCTAGACCTTCCTAGAATAATTGAAAAAATATCAGGAAGATTTATTTTTAGAAGAGACATTCATTCTATTCAAACTAATAGTCCTGATTCACCAACCAATTTTTCTTATAAAGATTCAGGTGTAGATGTTGAGAATGCTAATAACATTGTTTCTAGTATTCAGGAAAAAATAAGTGAAACTCAAATGATTCCAAAAGAAAACGCTATAGTTTTAAGCAAATTGGGCGATTTTTCTGGTTTAGTAAAATTAAAAGGTAATAATAGTGATACTGTGTTAGTGACCACAATAGATGGTGTAGGAACAAAATCCAGTTTTACACCTAGATTATTTTCTGATATTGGAGTAAATTTAGATACAACTTATAAAAATTTAGGAAGAGATATTGTGAATCATTGTGTAAATGATATGTTAGTTAAAGGTGGTAATCCATTAATGTTTTTGGATTACATTGCAGCAAGTAAATTAGAAAAGACAGTAATTGATAGTGTAATAACTGGAATGTCTGAAGAGTGTATTACCAACAATTGTTTTTTAATTGGTGGTGAAACCGCTGAAATGCCTGGAATTTATACTGAAGGTTCATATGATATAGTAGGAACTATGATAGGAACTGTAGATAAAAGCGATATAATAGATGGTTATTCAATCAATTCTAGCAGTAAAGTATATGGTTTAAGAAGTGTAAGTCCCCATACTAATGGATACTCTGCTATAAGGAAATGTTATAATGATAATGTCGATTTCAACTATTATTGTAGGAATAATATAGATTTTGCTCATTGGATTTCAGCTCCACATAAATGTTATTATTCAGATATTTCAAATTTAGGATTAAAAAATATTCAGGGACTTTGTCATATTACAGGTGGAGGTTACTGCGACAATTTAAAACGAGTATTACCAGGTGGTGTAGGCATAAGACTATATAAAGAAAAAATATTTACAAACGAATTTAGAGTTCTTCAAAGTTATCTTAAAATAAGCGATGAAGATATGCTCTCTACATATAATTGTGGTATTGGTATGGTTGTTTTTGTAGATTCAAGTGTAAATAGAAATATACCAGACAACTTCATAGAAATTGGTGAAGTTTTCCCTATAGACAATAATTTATTAGTGGAATTCATTTAATATTAACATTTAATATTAACATTCAACATTCTTTTTACTCTGTTTGAATACTTACGATTACTTTTAAATAATTTTTTAAATCTATTGCGTTTTTTTGTAGTTTTATGTTTTCTATTAAAATTCCTATTATGCATTTCAGGTTCTTTTCTAGATACTTGCTGTTCATTTAGAAAGAATTCTAATATTTTTAAGTTTTTTTTACTATACATTCTAGCACTAATACTAGTATATCCTCAGAATTAAAATTGATTTATCAGGAATATTTCTTTTTGAAATATAAAAGATGACTAAGATTATCTACATAGAAGGAAATATCGGTACTGGTAAAAGTACTTTTTGTGAATTGCTAAAGAAATTTATGAGATTTCAGAAGTTTAGTTGGATGGTGATTCTAGAACCAGTTGAGCAGTGGATGAGTTTGAAAACACGAGAAGGAAGTAATTTGCTCGCTGAATTCTATAAAGACCAGGAAAAATATAGCTTCTCGTTTCAAATGAATAGTTTTATTAGTCGTAGTAAATCCATTCATGATACTATTAGTGAAAATCCTGATTTGGATGTTCTTTTTGTGGAAAGGTCAGTATTTACAGATAAAATCTGCTTTGCTGGTATGCTATATGAGTCTGGGAAGATGAATGAATTGGAGTATCAGATTTATAATGAATGGCACTCAAAACTAGTTAATGATTTTTCATTGGAGGCATTTGGATTTGTCTATCTTCAAACTAATCCTGAAACTAGTCTTGAGAGGATTAAGAAACGAAGCCGGGATGGCGAGAGTAATATTCCATTGGAGTATTTGAGTGCATTGCATGAAAAACACGAATCTTGGTTGTCGAGTGAAGATAATGTGCTCTATCTTGATGTTTCAAGTAGTATTTTCGAGGATGAGGTTATGGAAGAATTTCTTAAACAGATTAAAACTAAGTTTAATTTGGTTCAATAAAAAGAAACAAGAAAAAAGAAAAAAGAGTGAGTTATAATAATTTTTTTTATTTAATATTAATTAATGTTAATTAATATTAATTACTGTACGCGAGACCACCCATGCCACTCATTATACGAAGAACGTTATAGTTAATAGCATAAATAATATCAACTTGGGTTGAAGCGGCAAACTCAAGATGGGCTGTGTCGATTCTTGAGAAATTGCATGTTCCAGATGGTTGATGTTCTTCTGGTTTTAATGCGAATGAATAGACGTTAATGTGAGAAGTGTGGTTTGAGGTTTTACCTTCACCTTTCATAATTTCAACTGTAAGTTTTAAGTCATCAACACCATCAATTTCAGCAGTAAGTGTGTCTAATGTTACTAAATCATTAAATGTCATGTGTGTGTTTCCAGCGTTTGTAAGACCACCAGCTAATGCTCCAGATACAACAACAGCTACAGTTGTTACAACTTGGTTAAGACCAGCTTGTCCTCCTCCAGCACTGATTCTAACAACATCACCAGCAACTGGTGTGACTGCTAAATCAGTTGTAAGGAATGAAAAGACAGCATCAGATGCTGGAATTGCTGCGGCAGCTGTAACCACAGGTGTATCGCCAGCGACAAGAGGAGCTGCTCCATTTAAGTCAGATACAATAACACTTCCGGTTGTAACAGCAGCATCGGCAAAATCTTGAGCACTAACAGTTGTTAATCTTCCATTAGCATCACCTGTGAACATATCTACAAATTCATTTGTTCTTGCTGAAACTGGTAAGTTTGCTCTTGGGACAGCAGTGTGATGCTCATATGGTTGGCGAAGTTGGAAATAATCAGGAGTCTGTGCAGAAAATCTGTCATGTCCATTAAGTGTAAGTTTGGCATTATTTGTGTTGGATCTGAATGTGTTTATAAAAGGATTTGTAAGCCAAATGATTTCTTTAACTGGGTGATTAAAGTTAAGTTTGTATTTTAATTCGGCAGTTCCTTCTGATTGAAACTGATGTTGTTCGATAAGATATTCGTGTGAAACTTGGGCGAAACGTCTTCTTTCTTCATCATCAAGATAAATGTAATCGGCAAATACCTGACAAACAGCATTAACATCTGTACCAACTAAGTTGTTGATTGTTCCACCAGCTGCCACGCTTGTTCCCCATGTGAATTTAAGTTTAACTTCGTGATATTGTAGAGCAATAAGTGGTAAAGCGAGACCTGGATTTCTACAAAACCAAAAAAGAAGTGGGACATTTACGGCACAAGGTCCAGTTGAACCATCAATGGCAGTTGTGCCAACCATACCTTGCATAGTTTTGAGGGCATTAGCTTTTGAGTCTGGTGTTGATAAATCATTCCACATGTATTCCCAATTAGATTCATATTTATCAATCTGCTGACCACCAATCTCACAAGTGACATCACTAACGAGACTTCCACCAGAACGGATTCCTGGTGTCGATGATCTAACATAAATTTTCCCTACTAAATCACCATTTCTTGAAATAGTAACTGAACCATTGGTGTTTGAACTCGAGAGCGTTGATGAACCATTAATTGTTTGTTCTATGGTTTCCATAGAGAAGTTGGTGTGTCTGCGATAGACAATTTTGAAAAAAGTAATTTGTGGATTACCTGTAAGGTAAATATCTTGAGCACCATTAGCTACCAGTTGCATAAGTCCTCCTGCCATTTTATAATATAAAGAAAGAAAATAATATCTTTTAAACGTAATGGGAAAACTATAAACTTATAATTTAATAGTCTTAAATAACTCTAAATAAGTTCTAGTTTTAGTGTAAAATGAAGTATAATAGTTATCATTGGTAAGTATGTCATATCTATAATATCCCTCGGCATCAATATCAAATTGTTTAATTTTAATTATCTTGTTTAAAAAGATAACATCCCCAGTTTCTGGACATTCGAGAACTCGTACATTGGTCATTTTTTAATTATATGATAAACACACTTTATCCTTTTAAATAATTAATAAAAAATATTATTATCTAAAAATTATTATCAAATTATTATTATTTTCAATTAATTACTCCTCCAACTTCATCATAAATGCTCCAAGCTCTTTCTCATCTGACTCATTAAGAACATTAAGAACATGCTTGTAAAATGCTGGATTATCCATTGCCTTGATAAAAGTATCTTCTGCGGTAATACTACTGACTGACATATCTGTTGTAGTTCCATCTGAGCGAGTGACGCTCTGAGTAATGGTATCAGCACCCTCACCATAGAGAATGAAATCAAAGTTCTTAGCAGATGGTCCCTGAAGAAACATAACACCTGGATAATTTGCAGAAGTCTGTGTTCCCTTGTTAAAATTCTTCTTACTCAGATTCCAATACACAATAGTTGCCATATTCTTAATACCAGCATCAGCATACAATCGCACAACATTGTCATGAGTTGTATTATATCCACCCTGATTTGTGGAACACTGGGCATCAAACTCACCATCACTGAAAATTACCAATGTGGGTGGATCAGTCACCTTGTTCTCTGTCATAAACTTAATGACCATTTTATGGAGATTCATAATATCAGTGTTGTAACCTACAATAGTTTCATTACAAATAACACTCATACGCTCAGAAGCAGTCATTGGAACACTCTCGCCACCGATGTTCTTGACAAAACTCAATGCCTGTGGAATCATGTTGAAAGAGAAAGCAATGTTGCGGTACTCAGGTGCGGCAACCTCGGACATGAATACTGTAAGTCCAGTAGCAATATCAATTGGACGATTTCCAGGAGTTCCCTCCCAAGTCATAGAACCTGAAATATCGGCAACACCAACAAAGCGACCACTAACAGCACGGGTAGCAGCGTTAAGTGTCTCTGATCCAGAAGAAGAAGAAGAAGAAGTTCCCTTCTCGAGCATCTGCGCCTTGATGGTCTCAATGCGCTCATGATACTTGCGAACCTTCTCCTCCCAAGTCGCCTGAAGAAGTTCAGTATCAAAACCACAAGCATCCTTCGCCTTAAAAGCAATCTCATGCGGGTCAAGTCCATCAGTC